AAGACCAGAACGTATCTACGCTTTCTTCATTAAATACCAATTACTACACGATTAGTGGCACGAATGGAGCGATCTCTGCTGCAACAACCAATCTTGCTAGCACGACTTATGTGCAGAATGAGCTGGGTGATTACACAAACACCGCCAACCTCAATCTCAACTACTACACTAAGACTGGGGCGGATAGCGCGATCTCCGCTGCAACAACCAATCTTGCTAGCACGACTTATGTGCAGAATGAGCTTGGCGACTACACCACTACCGCCAATCTCAACCTTAACTACTACACCAAGACTGGAGCGGATACCGCGATCTCGTCTTCAATCGGGACGTACACCACTACGGTTGGAAGCGAGACTTTAACTCTTCAGCAGCACCACTCATCTATCAACGGCATAGAGGGAAAATACTCTATCAAGATAGATGACAACGGCAGTGTCGCTGGCTTTGGTCTGATATCAACGGCGAACGACGGGGTGCCTTCGTCAGGCACTGGCTCGGCATTCATTGTCGCGGCAGACAGGTTCGCCATTACGTCTGACGCCGACTCAACTGCAACTGAGAACTCAAACGTCGGGGACAACTACCCGTTCAAAGTATTTACCACTCCGCACAACGTGACGGATGCCGACGGTAATCAGTCATATAACGACGACGGCACAGCTAAGACAATTCCAGCGGGCGTCTACATTAAAAATGCCTTTATTCATGACGCACAAATAACTGGGGCGATGATCGAGGAAGCGACCATTACGGACGCCAACATTGGCAGCTTAGACGCAGGAAAGATTACCTCCGGCCAGATTCAGATAGACAACCAAAACAACTTTGCCATCTTTCAAGGCAAGACCCAAGTCGTCGGCCAAGATGCAGATGGCAATGACATCATTGAAGGGGATTACAGCTCAAATTCGTCTGGCTTTTTCCTTGGTAACGTCAATGGCTATGCTGCGTTCAACCTTGGAGACGCCACCAAGTACATAAAATTCAACGGCAATACAGGGGTGTTCGAGGCAACTGGTGCCGTCATTAAAGACCTTAGCGTTACGACCGCGAAGATAGACGACGATGCCATTACCGTCCCAGATTCAGAAGATTTTGCGGCTCCCGCTACGGAAATCAAAATAGGCGCCAATTCTAGTGCGTGGACAGAGTGCGTCAGAATGAATGTTGATTGGGGCGAGGGGTGGCAGGACATCAACTCAGTTTTGGTCTTTGGCAGGCAAAGATTTGGCGGAGTGCTGGGTTCTCAGCACCAAGCCGGAATGCAGGAAATTATTTTCATGAGGCTTAACAGGATAAACTCTTCGGGGGGCGCGACATCTCCAAGAGGTCAGGTCTGGCAGGCCATAGACAGACCGGGGCGTGCAGTTCAGTATCAAACATTCGCAGAGTTTCTATCGCCGATTGCGCGTTATGAAAACTACATTATCGAGGCTTACGCAACATATAGCGGAACTGCCAGTCAGGGTTACTGGAATCGACAGCAGGCTGGAATGGTTGTGCAGGCGAGCAAGAAATGAGATTCACGGCTGTATTTTATGAGCCAGATGGTCGGATTACTTCTGTCAAAAGTAATGCCACTACGAATGTCGTGGGCGACAGAAGTTATTTGCAGGTCGATTTTCACGGCGACCCCGAAGACTTTTACGTTTCTGGTGGCGAGGTCAGACCGAAAGGCGATAAGCCCTCTGACGCTTACCACTTCGATTATGCGTCTTCGTCATGGGTTTTGAGCCTCGATGAAGCGAAGAGTCAGGCATGGGATCGCATCAAGTCTTGTAGAAACCAAGAAGAGTTCAGCACATTTGAGTGGAACTCACACACGTTCCAGTGCGACGAGCGCAGCCAGTCTAGAATTATGAGTGCGGTACAGAGAGCACAGTTAGATTCGACGCTAACAATGGTATGGACTTTGTCCGATAACTCCACGGTTAGCCTGAATGCCACTGAGCTAAAGCAGGTGGGGCAGGCATTATCGGCCCATGTAGACGCCTGTCACGTCAAGGCAAGAGGCCTTCGAGGCCAAATAGATGCGGCAGAAACCGAGGCAGAACTTGACCTTATAACGTGGTAGTTACATTGAGTTTTATGCGTATCACGCTATGATGAAGTAAGCAGTACCCCGCCCGTGGGGCAGATCGGGAAATACCTACATATATCAACGGATTGCGTGCGACCTCTGGTCGCGGGCTTTGCCGTGCGTGGAGAAAAAAATGGCCATGGAGCCAGCAGATATAAGGGACGTCTGGACGACTGTTAGAGAGGGGCTGGAAATAGTTAAAAAGACTACCAACCCGCCTTGGATTCCAGAGGATATCTACTCTTGTTGCGTCTCTCAGCAGGCCTTTCTCTACATGGATCCAGAGAGGACTCGGGACGGCTTTGCAATAGTTCAAAGCCAGTTTTGTCCTTTTGAGCGGATCAGCAAGTTTTTGCTTTGGGTTGTTTACGACCCAGAGTTTGGCACCGCCGACCACTACGTTGATGAGTGGGAGGACATAGCCATGAAGACGGGTCATGACGCAGTCGAATTCGTCACGCCCATTGAGGCAATAGGAAGGTTAACGAGCAAGCATGGATACCAGAAGGTCTCCAGCCTGTACAGAAAGGATTTGTAGGAGAAGCTTATGGGCGGCGGCGGCGGAGAAACACCAGACGAAACCCCACAATTCAGGGCGCTGGCAGAGCAGTCTGCTCAGTACTTTAATCGCTATGCAAACGTGTTTCGCCCACTTGAAGACATGTACATCCAGCAGGTATTTCAAGCTGATGACGCGAGTCAGTATGCAAAGGCTATGGATGCTGGCTCTAACGCCGCGCAGCGAGAATTTTCTCCACAGCTTCAGAAGCTAGCAGGAGGACTTCTAGCGAGGGGTGGCGTTGATCCCAGCTCTGGCGCTTTTAGTGCCGGTCTAGAAGACGGTTACTCCAAGCTTGGCACCGCTCGCGGCTTAATCTCCGCTGACGCGGGAATAAACAACACCGACAGATACCTTGGCGGCGTGCAGAACGTAATCAAAATGGGCCAAGGCGTTGCGTCTGAGGCCATGCAGGGGCAGATAGGCCTCACTAGGACTGCTGAAGACAAGGCCAGATCAAAGGCCATGACCGATTTCTCCGATTCCATGCAGGGTCAAAACGCACTTGGCACTGCCGCAGGAATGGCGGGAGGCCTTGCTTACAACTACTTCGGCCCTAACAAAGACGGAATTGGCTAATGGACTATGCAACGCTCATAGGAATGCTGGGTCCAGATGCTCGGCAGGAAGTATCCCAGTTTTACTTTGGGGAAGACGGCGTTCCGACCTACGGCGGTGCCGGCCCAGATCCCACTCCAGTAACGGGCACAGAGAACGAAGGAATTGATGCGATCTTCAGAGGCAGAGGCCCGTCTTACGACTTCACCAACAACTATCGCAATATCAATCCCAATGCGTACATGAATGATGACAAAGAGGGCGCTTCTCGCCTATTTGCCGACATTATCCGCGCCCAAACCCAAGACTACCTTACTCGCTTCGCCCCAATCGAAGACTACCTAGCCGGAACCATTACCCAAACCGGAACGACCTTTCTTGAGGGCGATATGGATCGCACTAGAGAGGCAATCATGGGTGGCGCACAAAGCGCGCGAGACCAGTACACGCGGCAGTTCGAGAGATATGGCGTGGCGGGAAGGCAGCTAGATAACACAAACGCTACGACTAGTGCTCTGGTTGGCGGGATGAATGACGCCAGAGATCGGGACGTTGATAGAAAGATTGCAATACTCGGCGGCGGACTTGGGTCTATAGGAATGAAGTCTCGCGCACAACAAGGAGCAGGCTGATGGGACTTATTGCTACTGGGGACAATCTTAGAAACAAGGCAATGCTTGGCCTTGAAGCCATGTCTCAAGAAGAGGCAGAGCGGGAAGCAGTTCGCCAGCAAATGCTGCGGGCGGAAAAGGCTCAGAGAGCACAACTAGCGGGGACCGGACTAGGGATTGGCGGGGGCTATGTTGTTAACAACTATGGCGGGCAGATAGCTGATTACGCTCGCGGTCTCTTTGGTGGGGGTGCTCAGCCTCCGCCTCTAAACACATCGCCCATTACTCAGCAGTCATCCAGTCAAGCTCTTTCCGCAGCAGGAAATCCTGCGGCTCAGACTCAAGTTGCTAACCTTCTGGGGACTTCTTCAGCCCTAAGTGGGACGCCTTCTGCTCTTGCGGCTCAAGCTCCTGCGCAGGTTTTAGGGACGGCTTTGAGTCCGGCTGCAGGAGTTGCTCCTTCGGTTGCCGCAGCCGCAGCTCCATCAGCGGGATCTATTACGCTCGGAGGTGCTACTACAACGCTGAGCGCAGCAGCACCGGCAGCACAGGCGGCTTCAGGAGCAGCCGCTACTAGTGCCGCAGCAGCCGAATCAGCAGCAGCAGTTGCTAACGCAGGGGCAGCCGCCCCCGCAGGAGCGCCGTTCATGGCAATGGCCGGTCCCCTCGCTATAGGCGTGGGCGCATTCTTTTTACTAGACGCTTTATTCGACTTCTAAAGGTTTTCACATGGCTAGAAGATCATATTACCCATCATCAGTAGGCGGCTTCGCAGACGGCTTCACGCAGGGCTTTGGGCTTATACAGGACGCCGAGAACGCTCGACTGGATCGAGATATTCAGACGAGGCGATATGACGAACAATCGGCTGCAGAAGAACGTCGATTTAGGGCAAGCCAATCAAAGCTAGACCGTAGTCACAACTTGGATCAGATACGCCTTCAAGGGGAAAATGCAGGAAGAGAGGCTGCCGCAGAGGCTGCAGAGGCTGCGGCTGAAGCAGCATATCAAACAAGAATATTCCAACAGGGAATAACCTCATTAAACGCTAAGACCGCAGCAAGTAGAGCGGAGACCGACAGGCTCAAACAGGAAGAGCTATCCGCCGCAGCGGTAAACGCCAACCAAGTATCGGCAAAAGATCAGTACAAAGTGGACGCGGCAACTGCGATGCAAAATGTATTCAACATGATTCAAAGCGGCGAGTTCACAGAAGATCAAATTCTAGAGCAGATAATGATTACTGACACGCCCGTTGATATTGGGGGGCAGTCTTCCGGCAATGCCATGTCGCTGTTAAAGCTAATGTCTCCAGACTTTCAACAAACTCTTGCCAGCGTTTCTGCTGAGCTTTCAAGCCAGTTTTCGACGGGCAAGATAGATCCATCACACCCTGTAATGCTGGAAGCTTTCGACAGGGTTTTCAGCAGCAGCAGAGGAGGAATAGTTGGAAAAACAATAGACGAATCCTTCACCAACCCTACTGCCCAGAGATTTAAGGGCCACGTCGTAGAGAACAGAAGAACCACTAACATCACTGCGAATGAAAATGGCGAGCTAACAGCAACAGTTGTGGTGGCGGCAAGAGATCCAAAAACTGGCCGCGTTGTCTTTTACCCTGCCGACGTTACTGAAAACAGAAACCCTGCAGCGGGTCAGGCAAGCACACCTATTAAGGACGTCATTGATGGCATAGCAGGGCTAAGCGTCATGACTCAAGAGGTCAACAGAATTAAGCCGCTCGCGGAAAACGTGCTTATCAACAATCGAGAAGGTGGAAGGCAGAAATACAACGAGGATGTTACAGCTCTGGTTAGTCAAATGAGAGCAGCCAAAGACGCCGACGTCGGTGGCAACACCCGAACTTATTTTAGAGGAAAGCCAGACTCTCAAATGACAGAGCCGGATATGCTCAGATTTGCTGAGTCAAAAGTATTGTATGGCGCAGGCGATACCGGAATCGACTATGAGGTTGCGCTAAAACAATACATAACCGAAGGCAGGAAGCCCATCGAAAGGCTTTTGGCTCGCGCAAAGGACATGGATGGGAAGCAAATAAATTTCACTGAAGCCGAAATGCTTCGCGTGATCGCGACTACGAACGAAGACGGCAGGCAGACAAAAGAGACTGAGGAAGAGCTTGTGCGAATGCTTAAAGGGCGAGGCTTCTTAGAAGGCAGTGAAGGATTCAGAGCTAGGCGCGACCGTCAGGCTGGCAGACAAGAGTCAGTTTCTCCAAAGTTCGTTACTCAGTGAGGCCGTAAGAATGCCCAGAGGAGTAAGACTCGGCTACGATCCAACTGATGCGTTTCAGGACGATGATGACGGACTCACTCAGTTTACTGCAGGCTTTTCTTCAGGAATAAAGCAAACGCAAGCCCTCCTTGGGGGAGGTCTTCCCGCGCTTGTCCAAAGTGCAATAGGCGATGAAGAAGACGCCATTGAATACCTCGACTACTACAACAAGAAGATGGAGGAAGCCGCAGAGATTGGCGGTGATTTCCAGCGCCTTGAAGATATTGATGGCGCAGGGGATGCGGTCCAATGGCTGACCTATACCCTTGGTCAGGCTCTGCCTAGCATCGGGACATCTGTACTTAGCGGCGGCTTTGGTGGCGCGGCTGTTCAGTATGGCGCTAAAAAGTTAATTGCTAACACTGTTGAAAATCAGGTCAAGCAAAAAGCTGGCAAGGCTTTCGAGAAGGCAATGGTGAAGCGCGAGCTTAATCGCAGGACTCAGAAAGCCAGAAAGTTCGGCCAAGTAGGTGGCGCTATGGCTGCTTCCACGGGAATGAACGCAGGCGAAACTTTTGCCAACGTCTACGAAGAAAGCGGTGGAATACAAGACCCCGCCCTAGCGCTTGCCACCGGCCTCGCTGCAGGCTCACTTGACGCATTAGCGCCATTATCAATTTTGAAAAAAGTTCTTCCTGACAATATGTCAGAACCTTTTAAGGAAATGATGGCCGATAGGCTTTTGCGTAATAAGGGGATGGTTAAACGCGCATTCATCGAAGGCGTTCGCACGGGCGGTATAGAGGGGGCTACGGAGGCTGCGCAAGAAGTGCTTCAGGCTGCTGCTGTAGGCATGTTTAACGACCCGCAGAGCGGATACAAGAGCTACGGCGAGTCATTTTTTCAGGCTTTAAATGACCCTACCGAGCAGCAGAGGTCACAATACTTAAACGCATTCGCGGCTGGCGTTGTCGGTGGCGGCGGCATGGGCGGCGTCAGTGGGGCTTTCTATAAGCCCAGAAGCGCTCCAGAGAAAAGCCCTATGCCGGACTCTGAAGGAAATATGCCCGTCGAAACTCCACAGTCTGAAGAGCTGGAGGCCCAGCAGGCGGGGTTTGATTCTTACTCAGACTATCTGGATGCCTATGAGGGCATGGCCACAATGAACAGGACCGTCTCCATAGAGGCGATTCAAGCCGTGATTCCAGACCAGTTTTACATGGGTCAGGATATGACGCCAGAGCAAGAAGCTGAGTATGAAGCGGAGGCCGAGCGACTACGGCAAGAGTTTAACCCCAAGCTTGATGACTTAGTGGGGCAGGTTGTAGGCCAAGGCGAGGCAGAAGGCGTACTCCGTCGCAGAGAAGACGGCACATTTTTTGTCCGCGATTTCGATTCTGGCGAAGAAGTCTCTATCAAAACTCGCAAGTCAGGGGGCGACCAGTCTGCTACTGACGTAGGTGTGGAAAGACGCAACAACGAGGTTGAGCTAGAGCGGGACTCAAGGGTCAGGTTCAACCCAGAAGACTCCACATTCACATCTCCAGACAGGGGCGAGAAGCCTTTTAAATATATCCGCACAAACTACGGCCAAGACGGAGAAGTCGAGTCTGTCACGGCAGAGGTAATGGAGGGAGCGACGGCGGGAGAGGAGCGGGTGTTCCAGAAGCGGATGGCCTCTCAAATAGAAAGCGCTCGCATTCAAGCCGAGGGCGCTACTGCTCTGCAGGAGACAAGGGGAACTCTATCTAGAGGGCGAACTCAGGCAGACATCGAGGGGAATCTTTCCTCCCGCGCCGATGAGGGCGTTCCAGAGACCATGCTAGACCCTCCGGTCCCGCAGCAACCTCAACAACAGCAACCTCAAGCGCCAACTCAGGCCGCTCAACAGCCTGCCGTGATGACAGACATGGCGGAAGTAGATATTGCTGATCGCGTGGCTACATCTTTGGCAAGCGCATTGGGCGACGTGATAAGGGCCGTCACTAACCCGCAGGCGCAAACACAACAGCAAGCTCCCCAGCCATCGAGACCGACAAGAATAGAGGGGGTCACTGATGCGGAGCTTGCGGATATTGATCGCCGAGCAGAAGAAATGCCGGTTCAAGGGCGAGACACAGAGTTTATGGAGGAGACCCTCCGCCGGAATTTTGGTGATGAGGCTGGAGATCGCTTCGCAAACAGGATTCAAGAAAGGCTGGATGAGGCTCTTGCTGCCAGACAAGCCAGTCAGGGCCGAGTCATAGAGGCCGGAAATACTCGCGCTGTTATCAATACCGACTCTCCGCAAGCGGCAGACACGCTTCAGCGACAGTTCTCGGAGACGGAAGAACGAAGACAGCAACAGCTCGGGGAGCTAGACAGACAGATTGAAGCTGCCCGACAACCCGATGATGGTCGAATGGGCGCGGCAGATGTGCAGAACATGCTCGACAATCGTATGGGCGCATCTGACATTCAGGCAAGGCTAGAAGCTGACGACAGGATGGGCGCTTCCGACGTTCAAGGAATGCTAGAGGCTGACGACAGGATGGGCGCTCAAGATGTGCGCAACATGCTGGACGACGATACTCCTATGATGCGCCGAGACTCAGAGCCTAGAGGTGCGACTCGCAGGCCTGTCGTTACTGACGAAGAACTCAATGCGGTTATTGACAGGGTCGTCGGTGGGAACCAAGAAGCCCGTAACCTCATCAACGTCGTCGATACGTTTGACCAGCTTCCGGCGGAGCTTCAAGAGGCCGCTAGGCAGCAGGGATCTGATGGATCTGATGTTGATGCGGTAAGCCATAACGGACAAATCTACATCGTTAAAGGCCGGATGAAAAGCGGTTCCCGTCTGGAGAGGGCGCTACTGCACGAAGGCACTCACGGCGGCATAGACAAGATGTTTGCCGATGTGGGCGTTTCAAAAGCGCTGAATGCGATGTTTGACGCCATGGGCGGACAGAAAGGATTTAACCGGATCGTTGATGAGCTTGGCATTCGAGAGCGACTGAAGACTTACGAGGAGGCTTACAGCCAGCCTCGCTACAGCAAAGAAACCAGAAACTACGTCATGGTCAGCGAGATGCTGGCGTACACGGGGGAAGAGGGCGGCAAAACACTCAAGTCTCGCATCCGAGAAGTGATCGGCGCTATCCGTGATTGGTTGCGAAGCAACGGCTTTGCAAGATTGTCCAAGATGCGGGCCAGTGACATTGCGTTCATAGCCAAAAACGCCAGAGAAGATTACTTCGAGACTAATCAGGCTCGTCAGGATGGCCAGCCAATGTTCAGTCGCGTCCGTGATAGAGCGATGAGAGATCGGTTGGGCCTGTACAGCAACGCCGAGCAGACTCTGCTGGATGAAGGCGACAAGATCTTCAAGCCATCAAAGAAAAACCCAGAAGCGATGGTTAGAGGCGATCAAATTTTTTCGTTCTTAAAAGCGAGAGGATTGAAGAAAGAAGAAGCGAACTACACCAAGGTTGAAAAGTTTCTAACCGACACATTTTCTAGCGATGTTCGTGAAGAAGCTTCGCAGTTTTACGCCCTTCGCCTTGAGCAATCTGTCGCAGAGGAAGTTGTGAAAGATGGGATGTCTCCAGCGGAGGCTATGGCGGCTAGGGCAAATGGCGTTTCAGAAAGAATTCGTTCGTACCTTGAGCAAGCAGAGCGAAATGAATCATTAGCAAACCGAGATCCTAACGAATCATTTGCAGAAGGTATGTCTCGAAGGGACAGGAAAAATCTTGCGCGGATGCTGTTGCGCAAAGTCCCTACAGATATAGACCCGAATAGTGAAACCATATCCATAGAATTTACTAGACACAGGGAGTCCATTAGAGAGCTTCTTAATAAAACTCTCATGCCTGTTGAGTGGGTTGCCAATATGTCTGGCAAGCCAGCGGATCGTTTCACTCGCGATGAAGTTATCGACTATCTCAGAGAGTACGCTCCAGACCTAGATGAAACGGTGGAGGTTGGGTTTGGTGAAGACTACGAAGGAAGTGAAGTTGAGATTGCCAATGAAACAGTGTTGGACGATTCGATTTATTACGAGCATTACTGGGACGACTACAACTACTCAATGAGAAACAATCAGTGGGAAGAGTATGGTCCGGAATCAATACTATCCCGCCTTCTCGCGATGAGGCCTTCAGCGATCAGCGATCTTATACGCGCAGATATAGGACAGGTTCCCGAAGACTTTAGTCCCACTGGAATTGCTCAAGCGTATTCAGACAAAGATGTGGATCTATATCAGTCATTAGAGGCAGAGTTTGAGGAAGATATTGATGAAATTAACTGGGATGTCTCCAGAGAAAACTACCTAGATGACCCCTACTACGAGTATGACGTTTATCTTGGCGAAAGCTTAATTGGCCATGTGTCTGGAAACGAAAGTTTAGGGCTTAGATTAACCGCTCGCGGAAGGAATATAGGCGATTCCGAAGTTTATAGCCTAGAAGAGGCAAGCGTTCAATTTCAGCAGTATGCGATGGAAGAGGGCTTGATGCGGGATTCGGGCGAAACCCGATGGTTTAGGCACCTCAAAATAGATCCCAAAGATGTTGTTGAATACAGGGAAAAGGTAATCACTCTTGACGATAACCGTCTAGCGCCAGATAAAAAATTTACCGGCGGACATTTTGACGTAGACAATATGCTGTTTGCGGTTCTAATGACCGAGCGAAACACTGATCTTGGCAAGGCTTTTGCTATTGAGGAGATGCAGTCTGACTGGCAGAGCCAAATTCGTAATGCTGGCGCTCCATTCTCTGAAGAAGCCGTTCAGCAAAGTGTTGCTGAGCAAGAACTTTCGTCCATAGCTAACACAAGGAATGCCAAGTCAGCGATGGATGCGCTGGCGGCAGTTCAGGAAACTTCAGGCATTGAGGCAATACGGCAGGGAGATCTTGAGAAGCTTGTAGATAATGTTTACAAGTTCGACCAAAAAATCCGTCCAATGCTCACTGAGAGTGGGCTTTTCACTTTCCTGACCGCCATGGAATCCGCTCGAATGGAGGGCAGGTCTAAAAACCATGAAGTCCAAAAAGGCTGGTTAGCGCTCAGAAACGACACAATTAGAATGCAGTCTGGGTATTTCAATTTTGACTTTCAAGACGAATCACTTATGGACGTCGCCTTAGATACTTTAGATGAGGTGGGCGACACGCCGATTGCGGACTACAACCAAAATTTCTTCAAGCTGTACGGACAAGATCCAACCAGCTTTAGAGAGACAGAAGAATCGAAGCTGATAGCGCAAAGAATAAAAGACGCTGGGAAGGCGCTTGAAACATGGGGCGAGTCTAATCGTAGTCTCATGTCGGCAGAAAGCAAAACAAGACAGCTTAGATCTGCCCCTCCAAACTCTCCATTCCGCAACGACAAGTATCTTGACCTTGGCGTCAAAGGAGTAATTCGAGACGCTGTTATGGAAGGCGCAGACATAGTCATGCTTTCAAAGGCTGATCGTGTACAAAGCCGATGGAGCGACAGGTTTGATTACGAAGCCATCTACAACGGCAAAACAAAAAAACAGTTTGAAAAAATAACCGGATCTCCGGCACAAGAACTCACCGCCGATAATAAGTTAGTTAAGGACGGGGAAAGAAGGCTTAATGGTTTTTGGGCATTCAAGATAAGCGACGAACTGCGCGAGCAGGTCAAGGCAGACGGAATGCCTATGTTCCGTCGCATCACCGACCAGAAAAACTCGCATGAGGATGCCTCGAACAAAGGCGAACTGCTTAACGGCCAGCCTGCCAATAACGAGTTCACGCTCCACGATGAGACCCGTGGGGAGTTGTGGCTGCGAACAATCCAAGACAAGTACCTTCCGCTCAAGAAATTTGAAGAGGCGTCAGCTAAGTTCCTTGGGCTAAAAGAACTGCCTGACGAACTCAGCGGATACGTTGGCGAAACCCTCCACTCTGGCAAGCAAAAACGGGACATGGATGATCTTGAGAAAGATTACGTCGCGCCGCTTGCGGAAGTCATGAGAGAAAACGATATAGATGTAGATGACCTTGGCCTCTATCTCATTGCGAGACACGCTGAAGAGCGCAACAAGTACATAGCTGAGATCAACCCAGAGATGCCAGAAGGCGGCTCCGGTATGTCTACGGAAGATGCCAAGCGCGTCATAAACGAAATGGAAGGCGCGGCCATGAATAAAGCAGCGCAGATTGTCTACGACATGCTGGCGGCAAATCGCAAGCGCATGAAGGACTTCGGGCTGGTTGACGAGGACACGATTGATGCGTGGCAGGATCGATACCAGTTCTACGTTCCCCTCAAAGGGTTTGCGACATCCAAGGAAGGAGAGACGTATGTTCCCCCGAGAGGGAATCTTCCGAAAGGATTTAACATTTCGGGCAAAGAGGCATTCAAAGCACTGGGCAGGCAGTCTCAGGCCGAAAACCCTGTCTTGTTTGCAATCTCAGACTCAGAGCAAAAGATAGTCAGGGCTAGAAGAGCGGAGCCTGCTCGTCAGTTCTTGGCTCTAGCAGATGAGATGTCAGGCTCTGGAAGCGACCAGCTAACCGTCTATCGCCCTGAAGACCCGTACCCGATGAACGACAGAGCAACTGACGCTAGGGGCAACGTAATTCAGCAGCGCATGAAGGCTCCTGATATGCGGATCGCAAAGCGGAAAAGCGGCGATCCGAGATTTCTGACAGTCAAAGAGGACGGCTACGAAGTCTTCATCGAAGTTAAGAATGACGCGCTAAACAGGGTTATGCAGCAGCTTGACGCAGACGATATGTCATCGGCAAACGGCTTGATGAAGTCTCTGACAGACAAGATGCGCACGTTCCAGAACTTCCGCAGGAATATGCTTATTAACTGGAACCCAAGCTGGTTCGTGATCAACCCGTTCCGCGACCTACAGACTGGGCTGATGTACAGCCTCGCAGAAGAGAGCAAAGCGGGGGGATTGACTGAAGGGGAAAACCTGACAGGAGAAATCTTGCGTCGGTACGCACCTGCAACTTCGGCATACTGGAAGAACATCAGAGGCGGTAAGGCAGACAACGAGTATGACGCCTACTACGACGAGTATACGAAGGCCGGTGCCCCAACCGGACTAACCCTGACAAAAGACATCGAGGAGCAAAGGGATGCGCTGTTCGCAATGGTTACGGACGGGCCTCTCACTGCAAAAGGGAAACGCGGTCTAAGGTTTATAGAAGACCTCAATACGTCATCAGAGAACGCTATCCGTTTCGCGACTTACGTCTCTGCCAGAGAGGCTGGGGTGTCGGTGCAGAAGGCCGCAAATCTTGCGAAGAACCTCACGGTCAACTTTAACCGCAAAGGTGAAATCTCTGACGGCTTGAACCTGCTCTACCTGTTCTTTAATGCAGCGGTGCAGGGCACGGCCAACATCGCTCAAGCCATGTCAGGCAGGACGGCTGACGGCAGCCTCACAAAGGCTCAGATTGGTGCGGCGAGCATTGCGCTCATTGCGTACATGGTCACGGAGTACAACCTCAACGCCGCTGACGAGGATGAGGACGGCGAGTCTCTCTACAACGACCTGTCTGACTACGACCACCTGATGTCATGGAACATAGTGCTCGGTGACGGCAAGTCGTTCGCCCAGATACCGATGCCTTACGGGTATGGGTTCTTCCATACGCTAGGACGAGTAGGTGCTGAGTACCTAAATGAGACTAAAGACGAAGCTGATGTTGCCGCCGAGATTACTGCGGCATTCGCTCACCATATGCTCCCGCCGCCTCTTGCGTTTGTTGGAACAGCAGCAAGAGCAGATGATTTTGGTGAGGTCGCTGCGCTTGCCGCTGGCTCTCTGGCCCCGACCATCACTGAGCCTGTGGTTGCTTTCGCAACAAACAGGAATTTCTTTGGCGCTCCAATCTATATAGAAGACAACCCGCTGATTAAGCCGCCAACACCAGACTCGAACAGATCCAAAAGGTCTACTGGCGAGCACTACAAGTTTGTTGCGGAGTGGCTAAACGATTTTACTGGGGGATCTGAGTACCGATCTGGATGGGCAGACCTGTCGCCAGATGGAATGCAGTACGTGCAGGAGTATCTCTTTGGAGGCCTTGGTCGATTCGTCAATAGATCGGTTGATCTCTACGCGAAGGCGGTCAGCCCAGAAAACGAAGAGATTACTTTGTCCAACGTGCCTATCGCTCGGTACTTCCACGGAGAGCCATCTGACTATTCAGACAAGCTGGACTACTACGGATACATAGACTCTGCCACGCAGATATTTAAAGAGGCGGGAGAGACAGCGGGGGCAGATCGCATTGAGTTTATGCGTAAGTTTGGATCGGTCGCCAAGCTAGAGCCGCTCTACAAGGAAACGCAAAAGAAATTACGCAAGCTTAGACAGCGAAAGAAGCAGATCGAGAAAGCGCAGAAAGATCCGGTAAGGGCTTACGATCAGGTGCAGCGCGTCGAAGCAGAGATGCAAAAACTGTTTGATCAGTTCAACAAGCGCTATCGCGAAGCGACGAAGTAACCATGGATCCGCTCAGCATGGTCGCTATGGCATCCGGTGCCTTCAAGGTCGTGGAGAGCATGGTTTCTCGCGGGGCGGAGATCGAGCAGGTTGCCCAGAAGCTTGGCCATTGGTTCACGATTGTTAGCGATATCAAGCAGGCTGAAAAGGAGGCTGAAAACCCTCCGCTGTTCAAGAAAGTCTTTGATGGGGCTAGCGTAGAAGAGCAAGCGCTCAACTCGGTTATCGCCAAGAAAAAAGTTGAGGAGCAGGAAAAGCAGATCCGAGAGCTAATTACTTGGGCCTACGGAACTGAGACTTACAAAGAAATGATGCAGATGCGCAGGGACATCAGAGCAAAGCGCGAACGAATCATTTACCGCCAGAGAAAAAAGCGACAAAGGATGCTCGATATATCGTTTCTAACCAGCGCCCTCATTTTCTGCGGCGGGATTATCTGGGGAATGATTTCAATTATTGGAGGAGCGCGCTGATGACCAAGAAAGCAAAAAAGAAAAGCGGAGCTACCCCAAAGAACAAGGCTCTGTATTCCCGAGTCAAAGCTGAAGCCAAGCGCAAGTTCAAGGTCTGGCCTTCAGCCTACGCCTCTGGATGGCTGACCAAGGAGTACAAGAAAAGGGGCGGAACCTATGCCTAGTAAACCGAAGGGCGGTCTGACTAAGTGGTTCAAGGAAGACTGGGTTGACCTCAAGACAGGCAAGAAGTGTGGTCGCTCTGGAAAGGACAAAAAGAAGCGACCGTACCCATCCTGCCGACCAAAGAAAGTTGCAGACAAGATGACTGCGGCGGAGAAGGCGAGATCCAAGTCGAAGAAGACTGGGCCAGCCAAGGTAAAGCACGACGTTACCGCGTCGGGGAAGCGCAGAAAAACTGCGAAGAGGAGCAAGTAATGTTCAAGCCATGCGCAGGTTGTAAGACCAAGATGAAGTGCAAGAAGGCAGGCAAGTGCCTTGGAAAGATGAAAGCCAAACCCAGACGGAGGAAGTGAGATGCACGACGGCAAGCCATGCAAAGGTAAGCGAATGAAGAAGGGGAAGAAGAAAGCGGCCCCCAAGAAGAAAGCGAAGAAGGGTTACTAATTGGGGGTATAAATGGGGGTATAAATTCAACAACGCCCCCATTATTTGGCTGTATTGCTAGCTTTCAGGAGCCAGTTCAACTCCCGCCGCCTCCACAGAACTCATCTCCAGTCCTTATCGAGGAACTCCTCAAGGGTGAGGTCTGAGGCCTCGACCACCTTGTTGAACTCCAGCAGGTCGGCGTACCAGACGTCCTCTCCTGCCTCGTCCATCTGCTTGAAGTAGTGGCACCCCATGTGGTGCGCCCACTCCTCTTCGTTCATGAGGTACTTCACCTTGCGGTGGGTGGGTATCTTGCGGATACGGTTGCGTGTATCATTCGTGCTTGGCATGGGTCTTTCCTCCAGATTGTTCCTGTGCCATCTGCCGGTGGTGGCGTTCTGTGCCCCACCGGCCCCTTTCTCACACGTCACAATGCATGTGATGTGATCATCATATCAAACGTACCTTCGCCAAATCGCCGTTTCATGTGGGAATGGCGCTGAAACCCGCATAAACACTAGGCTCATCCTGAAAAATCAGGGGGGTTGACTCTTATTTTTATAGTCTTAAATGGTCAAAAAAATGGCCAATTATGTCCCTGACAAAACGTAAGCGACTGAATATAAAGGGTAAAAAAAAGATAAAATATTTTTTTGGCGGAAAAATGTGAACAACAGAAACCCACTTTGACTTTGTCATTTAGCTGTATAATAGAAGGCGTGATGATGTTCTCAGAAGGAGGTCAATATGGATCTCAATGGGGAAGTAACATCGCTGTCGGACAGCCCCTGTAACGGGTGGTGCTCCGCAACGATCTTTGGTGACGTGGTATGCAAGGGCTGCGGGAGAACTCAGCAGGAAGTATCTGAGTGGAACTGCATGAGCGACGTTGAAAAGAAGCTGGTCGTAATCGATCTGGCTAAGCGCGACTTCGCGATACGCCATACCTGTCATGTCGAAAGGACGCCGAGAAAGCTAGGGTGAATGTGATTCCAATCCAGAATGCCGAGGCCATCGAGCAACTAGAGAGGTTGCGCGACATGCTTTTGTCTGGCGAGGCGACAAAGTTCTATGCGTTCACCGACGCAGAAGATATAGAGGAAGCTGTCGTTTACGGCGGTGACTGGGATATGTCTGACGTGATTGCCGCACTGGGCGCTATTCAAGGAATGGAAATCAAGGCCTGCCTAGACGCCCTGTTCTTTGGGGTGGAGGATGAAGAAGAAGAAGAGGACTACCCCGAAGAGTAGTTTTATCGCCTGTACCACTCGATAACTTCAAGATCGTCATTCTTGCTTAGCGTGAAAATCGGATCCCAGTCAAAAACATGGCCAGTCACAGTGTTGCGAATCTTCCGTGGTCGCGGAGGGGGTAGTGAGCAGTGGTGGGAGTAATTCGATTCTGCGCTTTCTTCGCGGGCTTTTGCTTCCCTCTGCGGAGTGGGCTTTGAGTACAACGTGCTGATATCAATATCATGTACCAGCAGTCTTCCATCTTCTCCCGTGACGGCCCGTGCAGATAAAGATAAAGGGCAGTCATGCTCACCGAAGTCTTCTAGTAGATTGTCAGAAAGCATGACCACCACACTTTTGTTACCCAGTTTTTGGGTCATAGAAAAATGGCAACATCGAGGCTAGGTATTCGTCACCCTTTTCAAGTGAGTCGAAACACTTGCCAAGGAGAAGTGCCTGCTGTGCGAAATCCACCTTGTCGTTAAGACGATAGAGATCAAGCCAGTCTCTTAATTTTTTGTTTGCGGCAATTAGCCGATCCTGATTTTCATAGTTATCAAAAATCTTAACCATCATTCTCTCCCTTAATGATGTGGTCATCTCAAAATCTAAGTTGGATATCCGGCGACAGATTCCTAGCTAACGAGTAGCGTTTCCAACCTATATTTTGATATAGACAGTTAAGTTATAAGGGCGAATGAGGTGGTCACTGTGGAATACTGCATTATGAATGCTGTGCTCTAACCAACTGAGCTACGTAGCCATTTTGAATGCAGTGCCCTCTGGCGAGCACATCATACGGTCCTATATAACCGTTAGTTCTAGCGCAAATGTTAGGCCGCAGAATCTGCAATAGCAATATCTTCGACCACCTTATCCGACGCATTGTTTACAGCTAACCGCAGTGCTGAAGTGTTCATGTGCGTGTACCGCTCAACCATCTCTAAGTTCGCCCAGCCGCCCAAGTCTTTGAGCACTGCCGGTGCTGTACCAGCGATGGTATGTCGCGTTGCCCATGTGTGCCGCATATCGTGAAATGTGACACGCTCCAGTCCTGCTCGTTTGACCGCTCGCCTCCAAGAGCCATTGGTCATCTTCGTCTTCGGCGAGTACGGTTTCCCGTGCGTTGTTGTGAACACGAACTCTGGATTGTCCAGATGTTCCTGAACTCTCCGCCGAGTCTCCAGTATCGATACAGCACTGTTGCTCAGCGGCAGGCACAACATCTTCCCCGCCTTGGTTAGCGCCGCAGGAATTTCTAACTGGAGTGCGTCCATGTTCACCTGATCCCACCGGAGGGCTTTCACGTTAGCCCCTCGGAGACCAGTCTCCAGCGCGAACCTCATCATCTCTGCCTTCAATCTCGGAAGCTCAGCCAGCAAGGCCAAGATCTCGTTCCTCGATATGCTCCTGCCACCAACATCGGTGGGCAGCTTATCGAAGTTAGGCACAGAGGGAATCAGTTCCAGATCCCGTTGCGCATAGTTGAGGACCGCTAGGAAATACCGAACGCAGGTGTTGATCGTTCCGTTCGAGTACCCCTTTTCCCGCATGTCCTCGACATACATCGTGACGTCTGCGTTCTTGAAGCTATCCAGTTCACGGTCACCGAATCGGTCAACAGCGTATCCGGTGTATCGGATGCACTCTTCGCCCTTGGGTCGGTTGAGCCGCTTTGTTGGTTGCTTCAGGTAGCGCTCGGCCACTTCGCGATACGTCTTCATAGTTACTCCCCTTTGTTTTCATCGAGGAAGCTGTCGCCGAATCGCTTGTCGATAGTACCCCAAACAGGCGGGGTCTTTCCAACTCTTAGCTTCTCAGCGAGATAGATAGCCTCATCTCTGGCCATAATTTGCGCTCCCACTTGCCAGACCTCTTCCCCGTGCCCGTTGTGCGTTCGCAATGTTTCTGTTGTCTCTGGGTTGAGCCGCACAGGGATCACTGGCCGAAAGTGCATTCTCAACAATGTTACCCAGCGCTTTTCTGGATAGATCTTGTTTAGCTCTTCGAGGTGGGTGATGTTGCGCCGAAGCGCTGCGCCCTTTTTCTTATCGGAGGTTTTTCCCGATGCGGTTTCCTCGACATATTTTCGCGCTCTTAGGCGCTCTAATTCTGATAAGTCCATTGATGCGTTCTACCGATTCACCGTCATGGTTGCTGCCGCAGCGTGGGCACACTTTTTCATTTACGAAATACTTTTTGACCCCCGTAAAATAAATATCAATGTCCTGAACTGAGACCGGCATCTGATGCATTTCGCCAAGCGCAATGTCCAGTGCCGCTTCTATTCCCTGCTCGGTAATGCTGAGTAGGGCAACATGCATCTCTTTGACTCGATAGATTCCCTTGAGCATGACTCGGACATCACAAGTTTCGGCTGGCATTTTTTGATCTAAGCTTTTGCCAATAAACAGCGACTGTCCGATACCCCTTCCCAGCGTCAGGCTTTGCAAATTAGTGTCGGCTCCCATGATTGGCGCGCTCAACTATGAACCGGCTGGGGTCCGCGCTTTGGCATCATGAGTACGCAGGCCGACGCCGCGTTTAGGAGTGCCCCAGCCCTTTTTTTCAAAACGGGATGTCTTCCTCTTCTGCAAAATCGTCCTGCTTGGGGGCTGGCTGGATGTTAAATTCAGGAGGCAACCCACCGTTCGCCGCCTCAACAACCTGAACGGCATTCAGGTAGGTCGGGACACCGTGCTCTCCGGCATTGCCGTACTTGAAGGCCACCTTAACTGTTGAGTTGTAGGGAACCTCCCCCTCAAATGGCTGGCCAGTGCCGTCCACAACGCGCACCTCATACTGCGAGGTAAACTTGCGTTGCTTCTTGCCGTCGTATTCACGAACCTTGACCCCGTTCGACTCCAGCCTCTCGGCGGTGTCATCATCGAGAGTGATCGTCAAAGCGTACCGCTCTGTACTCTTGTTCTTGTATTCCTCGAACTTGGTCAGGTGACTGAAGTTCGTGGTTCCTTCCACAACTACTTGACTCATTTTTTATCTCCAATCTTTACTTTGATTTGTCGTGTATTCGACGTTGATCTGAAGTCATCGATGTCATGACCACCGGCCAGTAGCGCGGAGTCACCCCCGAGGGCTTCAAATGCTTTGCGGTATTCAAACGCGGGCCTGCGGTTTATCACCTGAACCTTGGCAACGCCGTCTGTCACGCTCCTTCCGTATTTGTCAGCGACAACTTTCTTCATGTCATCGACAGTTCTTCTAAGATGCTCCATGCGGATAAGAGTTTCCGCGTGTTCCAGTTCCAGCTTGGATAGCTCAGTCAGCGCGGCAGACAGGATTGATAGCGACTCGTTCTCAACAACCTCGTAAATCTCTTGCGCCGAATCCGTGTGCTTCTTGCGTCGGGTGGGGCTGTCATGTTCCGCATGAATAAACTCATGCCACTCAACGTAGAGATCAATTCGCGGCACAGTCCCAGCCTTTGGAGTAGGCAAAAGAGACGCCGATAGATCCTCGTGAAGCCACTGATCATCCCTATGCAACCGTTCGATGTTGTACTCAGGATGCGCGTCAGCGTGAGGCGCTAAGTAGCAAATGAAGTCCAGCCAATCCACCTGACACACCTCCATGACCAGTTGGCACTGGCGCAGGTACATCTTCTTCTTCTCATCGAAGACGGAATAAGGCGCTTTGGTGAAGCGCGGGTAAGGGCACTTGATTTCTATCGAGCCATCCAGACCTACAAGCCCGTCTGGTGACGCTCCAAGAAACTCGTACATTGGATGCACGACAAAGTCGGTTTCATCGACGACGACGCCATACACTTTCTCGTACCACGATTTCGCGACTGGCTCCATTTGTTGGCCGTGCTCAACAGCAGGGACCATTGTAAATTCTGATTCTGCTCCGGCGAGGTCTCTAACCATCGAG